ACTTCTCTCATGGTATTTTCCTCTTGAAGTTTATGGGTTAAGGCCGGTTGGAGTTAGCAACCGGCTTACTATGCCTACAGCCTACGATCAGGACGGCGCGGAAACGGCAGTAAAGCGTGAATGTGCTTTCCGATGTTTGCAGCACAACTGCCCGATCCAACGGATATTGGCGGTCCAGATATCGGGCTGCCGACGGTCCGCTTCCCATTTCGGAGTCGTGAAGTCAAAGTCGGTATGGCTTACGAACTCAAGGAAACGGGTGTTGAGGGCGTCAACATATCCAGCAGTCTGGTTAAGGTCCGCGACAACTGGCGAACCATCAAACAGAATATTGGAGAAACCCTTGGCCGCAAGACTCGCATCCTGGTATCTGACCTGCGCCTGCAAGGAATTGGTAAAGGCATCCTTGAGGGTAACGGTGGTCAGGTACAGATCTGGAGACCCTTCCGTGGTTGTGTCAACAATGGCCGGGAGCCGGATGGACTGGAATCCAGCGAAGTTGGCGCTGGTAGCAGCTGAAGAATTATTCGCCGCCCAGACAGGTACATCATCTTCCGCAATCTGCTGATAAGCTGTTGATGTTCCCGTGCTGAACAGCGCCGCCAGTCCTACGAACCCTAGACGGCCATCACCATCAACATCGTTCAGATAGATCCCTGCCCCCATTTTCTTCTTCAGGGTCTTCTGCATGTTGCTGAATTTGGAAGCAACCAGATTGACGATTGCGGCATCCCCGTTGTTCTGGACACGATCATCAAGATCAACGGTCTGAGCTGCGTAGTATCCACCCCAAGACGCCTGGGCCTTGTTGTGGGTCTCGGTTTTGGTGGTCGGCAGGATGGTTGAGTTGCCGTAAACCCCGGAATTGGCCTCACCGTGCTCCAGAGGAACGTCGATATATCTACCGCCAGGGACCTTGCGCTTGCTGCCCATCAATTTGACCAGCAAGGCGTTTGAGGTGAAAAGAACATCGGTCGGCTGACCGAGAACATAAGTGTTGGTGAGCGCGTTAAGCTCGTCTAATGTAAAACCCATTGTGGTACCTCGTTATTTTGCGCCGCGCATCCCTTGCAGCGTAGCCAGCATGGCATCATGCGCGTCTTGAGTTGATTTAAACGGCTTAATGGTCTCTGCTGCTGACCTCGCCGCCGTTCCGTTTTTTCCTAATACCTTTCCAGCCTCAGCCGCGCCCTGTGCAAGCTTAGCGCCCTCTTCCTTGGCTTGGGGTATTTTTGCTGCAACTTCTGACAACTTTTGTTCATAGCCGGTCTTGATGGACTCAATCTCCTGTCCCGCTTTGTATATGCGGTAGGCGGTATAGACATCCGCCATGGGGTCCTGCGCCATGATCTGGTCCAGAGTGCCGTTGTCCCGTACTTCCTCAAAGTCCGGGTTATCTCCCAAGAATTTTTGCTGCATAGAGACTAACTGCTCCTCTTTGCGTTGCTCTTGGAATTTGGAAACGGTGCTCTTCTCCGCCATCTGCGCGGAAATCTTGGCAATCATCCGATTCCCTTCTTTTAGGCCGATGTCGCCGTTTTCCATCTGGTCACTTATGGCGTCAATCTGCTCTTCGAGGGTAGGCCCTGCCGGTTCCGCCGGCTTTCTGAGGCTTTCCAGTTCCTTCCGCAGTGAACCCACCTCAGTTGACTGCTTGCCGATCATGCCTTGACTGTCGCTTAACATTTTCTCCAGCGCCGCAATCCTGGCATCATGAGGGTTGGGAGTATCTGCCGCTTTAGATTCTCCTTCGGCATTGGCCTCTTCCTTTGCTTCCAGCTCGCTTGGCGTATTGTCCGGCTCCTGAATAGGGTTGACGGGTGCGCTTCCTGCGGGCTCTTCGTTTTCTTTTTCTTTTGACATCTGATCTCCTCCGGGGGCCTCTCTGGGTTGTCCCCTATACTTCTCTTTTCGCTGAAAATTCAGCAATATTATGGTCCTTCAGATACTTTTTCATCTGAGACCGTGTCTCTATGGGACGTTCGCCCTTGGGTTGCAGGCATCCTAATGCTTCCGGGTGCCTGGCCCATGCTGGCAGTTCATCCCCCTGTACTCCGCCGATGGAGAGTTGTTTAGCCGCCTCCCCTCCGCATTTGCAGGGCACCGTGTCGGGCTTATCTGCTATGCGGAAGAAAATCTCTTGCTCTCTGCCACAGGGGCACAGGTAATCATACGAAGGCATTATCTTACGCCGCCGCCGGTCTGACGACCATATATGATATGATGGCGTCATTTTGCGGGTCGGCGGAAAACTCGAAATCCACATAATCCGTGCCCGCCGTGGCGTCTACGCCTGTAACGTTCCCGGTGCCGTCATCGAGTATTGACCACCAGATGGTATCATCGGCCAAGGCGCCGCTTACCGGGACTCGGTTGGTCACGCCATAAGCTGCATCGGAGGCGGCAACCTGATCAGCGGTAACGGATGACTCAGATGCATGGCCGGTGGTTTCGTCCTCGTGATCATTGTATTTTGTCTTGAGGTCGTTCAAGCGGGTAACAGCTTCCACCAATGTGGTCGGGGTTACGTCACTAGTCAAAGCCTTGGTGGTTGCCTGCTCCGCATGGTAGGCCCATGCTTCCGTCAAAATAGCATCCGCATTGTGAGCGGCGTAGGCGGTAAGCAGATCGCCAGCCAAAGCCTTAAGTGTCGCTAGGTCGGTGCAGGCGTCGCCTAGTCCGGTGGTATCCTGCGCTCCCGACGTATGGCGGGTTTCGTTAGCGGCATGGTTGATGAAGTCGGCCCTAATCTCGTTTGCCAATGTAATAGCAGAACTCAACCCGGCCACATTCTCTTCCCGGCTCATAATATCGCTTGCCACTGCTGTGATTACTCGTGGGATATCATCGGCCAGCATGGATTCCTCTACCGCTCCAGCCCCAATAGTCATCACCCCGGTATTGCTTATGGTGACATCGCCGGAAGGAGTTACTGCCGCTGATGCTCCGGCTCCGTCGCCAACAATGATTTTCCCATCCGCCAGAGCCGCTCCAACCAGGACAGTGTCAGCCCCGGATTCATTCTGAGCGTCTATGTACGTCTTTACGGCCTTCTGAGTTGCGACCGCCGCATCAGAGTTGCCAGCCAGAGTCGCGTCCGTGTCTAATGCCGCTGACGCCAGATTACCGCCTACCAATACGATCTTGTTGCTTTTTCCCATAATGTTCCTCTCTTAGTGGTTACCCGCCGGTTACCACCGGGGCCGGGGGCGTGGGTTGTTTTGAGCCGCCAGTTACACCTGGCCCGCCCTGTGGTTGCTTTGCGAATGCTAATAATTGCGCCATGGTTTGTTCATCTACGCCTGCCTGAATAAATATCTGTGCTGCCTGATCCAGCTGGTCTCCTGATTCCGCCATTCTTTCCACAATCTTGCGCCAGCCGGGGAATTGCAGGGCCTCCAGAAGTCCCTGGTTGTCAATCTTGCCCAGCTTGGCCAGGTCCATAGCCATCTCAGAAACCTGAAGAGTGGTTTGCGGAATAGTTGAACCGGATTCGACCACGAATTGGAACTTACGGCCAATCAGGTCCACGCCTTTTATTTGCCTTATCTCATCATCAACCTTGACCGGCTCGGTGATTACCCCAAAGTTCTGAAAGAATGAGATTGCCGCCCTGCCTCGCTGCCGAATGAGATAGTCAACCGATCTAATCTTATGCCGCATCAGCACCGCGTTTCTTTCCTGCAGGGCCACGATGGCGCTCGCTGCTATTATTCGATTCGGAGTGTCTCCCCGGTCAGCATCCTCGATCTGGTAAACCCGGTCGAATATGGAAGTAAGCTTTTCGTAAATCCGCCAGGTGTCGGTCGGTAGACTCGGGACCTCCACAAATCTGATCGCGCCCGAGGTTGCGGACGAAACAGGCGTAAGGATTAGTCCGGGGTCGTTATTAACATCATTTTCAGTCAACCCGGTATCCTGCGGGATGACCAGCGGCGGCATCATCAGACGGGCCAGGTATCGGTAGACCCTGGAAAGCAACTCACTGCATTTTTCCGCCAGATCCCCAACCTGCTCAGCGGCGGCAAACCCCCAGATGCTCGTGGTGTCTTTGTACGAAACCGCATGCCAGAACGGGAAATGGTCATATAGATATGTGTTTACCTGGTTATCTCTTGAAATTGCCGGGTTGACGTTTGGGTTAGGCCGGTCTGCCAACACCAGCCCCCCTTTGTTTGTGATCGTCACAACTCGTATGCCGCCAGGGTATTTCAACTCTTCCCCGGTTTTGGCCTTCTTAGTTGTCTGCTCGCCGGTCTCCCGGTCCAGGATCATTTCTTCCGCGTACACCGGCACTTTAGTGAGGTCACGAATCCAGATTTCAGCGACCAGGGCTTGATCAATCCCGCCATTCATTGCCTGTCGGGGGTGCATGGTCTTGTCGCCCCCATAGTTTGACGGTGCTGCAACCGATCCTGCCCTTGTCCCGTACATCATGGGCCGATTGTCTTCACGCTCCTGGCCCATCAGAGAGTAGACATCATCCGGGGTAACAGTGTCGGCATCGAGATTAAACATGCTCTCTATTGCGTCACAACGCTCCGGGTAAGCTTGTCCCACGAATGGCATGTCGTTCAGGGTCTCGTAATATCCCGGCGCCATGATGACTGCGAACGGGTCAACAACTACAACGTCGCCGCGTTTCTCCCGGATATCATAGACCGCTTTTTCTATCGTTATCCCGTAGGTCTCCATCTGTAATGTGGTGTCAACTAGGGAGGCATTCTGCTCAGACTCGTTCCACCAGCCCTTGAGCTTGGCGGTTATTTTTGAATCGGTCTCATCAATTACAGGTTCGCCGGTTTGTGGATCAAGAACCGGTTGCCCTTGCCCATCCAACTCATAGCCGCCATCCAGTGACACGACTTCAGCCACCGGGTTTTTTGCGGTTAGATTCGCCACGGTCCGGTTTATGTTGGAGAACACGAGATTGGCGGTGACTGAGTTTTTGTTCTTCATGTTGCGGAGGGTCGAGCCGCCACGCCATAGCCGATGGTTTTCTAACCACCTAGTCGGTAGGTTTAGCCTCTCTTTTTCCGCCTGCGACATTTCCAGGAGCCCCCAGAAAAAACGGCCGACTTCCGGGTGTCCAGCAGGGGGAGGGTTTGATAATGTCCATTTCTCGGCTGTCATGCGATTATCCTTTTAATGATTGCCGCGACCTTGTTATGATGAATTCCTAGAGCCTTGCCTATCTCGCCGGGCTTCTTGCCCTCGCCGTGCATCCGCATGACTGCATCATCAACGCCTTGATCAACGCCCAGATCTTCTTGCGCAGGGGGCTCAGGCTCATACTCCATCAGTAGACGATCCATCTCCGACAACTCGCCACACTCGTGATGTCCGTCGATGATCTCCTTGCCGCACTCCTCGCACCATTCACCCTCGGCTTTTACTTTCCCGCCCAACAACCCCCCGCAATCCGGGCACTCCAGGTCGGCCCGCGTCATGCCTGAGTGAAACGGGAAACACTGCCATGTTACAAACAGTGGCTTTAACCTAAACATGCCGCCATGAGAGGGTATATTAGACCTGTATCTGTCGGTAGTTTCCAACTGCCTGCCGCCACAGTTTTTACAGACGATATCAGCCATTATTTACGCTCCTTCAGTCCGTCGGTTGCAAACATGGAGCCGAAAATCTTATTCTGCAGGGCTATTGAATCCGGGAGCCCCTCTTCCTCTGGGTCTGCCTGGGCCGCAAACTCATCTATATTTATAGGTTTGCCGCTTGGTTTACGCTTTGCCGGTCCAAACAATGTCTCGTGCGAATCCCGCCTTGCCCTCATAACCAAAAATCCAGTCACGAACGCTGAACTAATCGTGAGAACTCCTGTCACCAGTATCACCGCCAAAATCAGCCACATCATATCTACCGTCATGCTGTGCTCTCCATGTTGATCCCACGTTTTTTCTCGGTCCCAAGCACCAAACTCCAATCTTCAGCCGCCAGGCTCTCCGGCTTCTTCTCTTTGATCTTGATAATAGCCGGGTGCGCTTCCATTAGTGCCCTGCCGATCATTGCACCGTTGTCGACTTCTTCGTCGTGCGCGCCGGCTGGGAATTTCACCAGCTCGTCAAGGATTGCGTCACCTTCAGGACCTTCCGGTAGCCAAACCCGGCCCATTGCGGCCATGCCCTGAAAAGACTGCGCCTTGCTCATTTTATCCGCACCATGCGGGCTTAACGGCTCTACCCGGACATAGGAGTTTGCGGCCAGTAGCATCTTGGAGATGAAGGGTGCCGCGCTTTTGTAGTTGTTATCGGCCTCTGGAAACCAGGCAAAAGGCCTGTGCTTCCTGACCAAATCCACGATCCGCGCCCCCGTAATGTCCATTGTCGCTCGGTGGTTGAACCCGTCCAGCATGTAGAGGTCCCCCAACGGATCAACACCCCAAACCCGTGCTGCAGAGGGGTCACTGTCCATCCCGTCAGTGGGTGCGTGATCAGATGTCATATACTTGTTTAGATGTGTTGGCAGTTGCGCTGGAACATAGCGCCGAAACCATGAGCGCTGGAAAAATGTGCCTGTCTCTGCCGCTGGCCGTTGCTGAAATAGCGCGTTCCAGGTCCGGGGAATGGATTTAAACCCCTCGAAATGCTCGGGCGTAAACCACTCCGGCCACAGGTATTCTCCGGGTTTACGCCCGAGCGGGTCATCATCCCGCTCGCATTGCGCCGGGAGACAAACGATATACCAATCCCGGCCGTCCTTGCAGCGAACCATGCCCGTCTGTCCGTCATAATCGGCGGGGAGCAATCGTCCCGCCAGGTCATTTTCTGACCATCGGGTTTGGATCAGGATTTCCCAACCACCAGGAATAAGCCGGGTGCGCAAATCATCTTGATACGCTTCCCATGTTTTACTACAAATCGTAT